ACCCCCACCACCCCACTTGATAGTCGAGCGCCGTTGTATCATCTCCCGGCATAGGATGCACACCTTCGGATAGCTTTGTCGTTCCATCAAGATGGAACCATTTATACGGCACCTCCTCGATAAGATCCGCGACCTGCCACGGGAAATTATGGCGGTTCTCCTCGGTCGCCGTTACCGCGATATTGGGATCGATATACGGATCGGTCCATACGATCGTTACGCGCGCCTTCGGCTTGCGTATAGTCGCCTTCGCGGCGGTCGTGAAATCTCCGGATACCGAAATCACCCTTACACCTCGTCCAGCGTTATAGAGACGTTACCCCAACAATACGGCGCGACGGCCAGAACGCGCGTTCTGTCAATCGGCTGTATCAAAACCGTATAAGTCGCGGAAGACGAATCCGTATACTGAACGACCATAGAGAGCTCGCTTCGCAGGTCAACGAGATCCTGAAAGTCCTGGAGATCCGCGTCGTCTATCAAAGAGTATCGCAACAAAAACCGTTTTTTGTAAGCGATGATATCTTTAACGAGCGTACCGTCCGCGGTCCGGGCTTCCCGAGAGAGCTCTTTGGTCTCCTCTGAGTACCGCCGCCCGAGCGCGGTTACGACGGTCTCCCCGCCCGGCGGGCCGATTTTTATCTCGCCAGCCTGTGCCATTAGCTTGCGCCCCTTCGTTGTCTCTCAGCTATCCGGAGCGGCCTTAGCTGCCGCTCCAATTGTTTGAGCCCGAACGCGTCCGCTACCAATGTACCAACATTGAGATTGACGGTTCCGCCGGTCGAGGTTTCGCCTGCCCCGCCGTCGGACGCGAAAGCCGGCGCGGGGACCGGTGCGGGGGCCGATAACGAAACCGACCCGATACGGGCGAGCAATGTATCGACCATTTGCTCTATACCGCTGCGCAAGGGCATGACGACCTCGTCCTCTCCGGCCTCGCCGATCTGCGCAAGCGTCCCCCCGGGCCGGGCTTTAACGAGGCCCCCCTCGGCAAGCGGTAACGGTTGCGCGGCGATCATTGCCGTTTTAGCCGCGCCGAGAGCGCTAACAGCTATCGACAGGGGGATATTAGGCAGTGCCTCGACTACCGCACTGGCAGTATTTACAATCCCCTCAAAAATCCCTATGGTTTTTTGTCGCGAGGCTTCTTCTCTTTGCGCCGCTTTCCTACGGGCGGCGGTTTCGTTATCTAACTGTTCAAGGGCGGCGGCTTTCTCCTCCTCGCTCATCTGGGATGATTGTATCGCTTTTCGTTCCCGCGCGGCCGCTTTATCTATATTCGCAATCCGGACGGAAGTCGCCTGTCGAGACAGTCCGCCGAACTCCGAAAGCGCTCTCGACCAGTTATCCAAAAAAGAACCCGCGGTTCTCTTCTCAATCTCCCTCTGCCGCTCGTTATAATATTCAATTATCGCGGTCTTATCTGCTCCGAGCCGGTCGGCGATCTCGAGCTCACGCTCGCGAGACATAACGAGGCGCTCCTCCTCAGTCGCTCCGAGCTCCGCAAGCTTTCGCTGCCATGCCTTTTCGAAACTCTCGCGCTGCTCGTTTCTCCGCTCGAGTATTGCGCGTTCCTCGGCGAAACCTTCCTCCTCGATTGCAAGGCGTCGCTCGTCGAAAGTATCATTAATAGCCTGCTCATCCGCTTTGAGCTTCCGCGCCTGCTCAAGCGCTTTCTCGCGCTCCATCTCGAGGATTTGTATACGAGTTCCGACCTCGCGCTTGTAGTTCTCGGTCCACTGCGCTTCGAAAGCGGCACGCTCTTCGGCGGATTTCTTCGCCGCGTCGCTCTGCTCTTTAATAAGATTCGCGCCTTTTTCCAAGGCAGCGTTAAGCTCTTCGACGCTCTTTTCTATGTCGTCGATTTTTTCGGGCACCGCGTCGAGGTTTTCGGTTTGCTCGAGCAGGGAAATCATCTTTGCCTCGACGCCGCCCTCGAGAGTAATCCCGAGATCGGCAAGATTTGTTTCGAGCTCACGTATTCGGGCCTGGGCAGCGCGGAATTCATCTTCGGGAATAAATTCAACGTCGGCCTGGTTCACACGATCGTATAGCCCGAGTAACTCGTCGCGGAACCGGACTATCTGGTCGGTCTGTTTTTTGACTATATCGTCCTTTATCGTGTCCTGCCATTTCGACCATTTGTCGCTTGTCAACACAAGTATAGCCGCGAGACCGGCAAGGGCGGCGGTCAAACCGAGTATAACGGGATTAGCGGCCGCCAAAGTACCCACCACCACAAGCGCGGTTTTGAGCGTAGCGAGGGCCGTCACTACGCCGGATATGACCGCAATAAGTTTCGAGAGCACAATAAGCAAGGGTCCTAAGGCCGCCGCAAAAAACGTAACCTGTAAAATGGTCTTTTTAATGCCGACCGGGAGCCCGTTAAACCACCGAGCCAGATCGCCGAGCTTCTCGACGGCGGCCTCGACCACCGGGACCAAACCTTCCATAATCGCGGGCCGGAGATCCTTCCAGAGTGTCAAGCCAGCGTCGATAGCCTTGTTCCGAAGGATGATCATTTGAGCGGTGAAATCCTCGAGCTGTTTATCGCGTACCTCATCGGTCGTGCCGGCCGCGTCACGGAGCTTAGTTTCATACTCTTCGATCGCATCCGACGTTCCGATAAGAGCCAGAGTCGCCGCGACGCTCTTATCCGTGAACCCCAATGTGGACAGCTCAGCGCGTTTCTGCTCGTCGCTCATGTCCGCGAAGCGCTCCTCGAGCTCTGCAATTATTTCGGCGATATTTCGCATTTCGCCGGAAGCGTCGAAAATTGAAACCCCGGCATCTATAAACGCCCGCCGGTTGTTAAGCGAGGCTTTTTGTAAATCCCGGAGAACAATATCGAGCTTCGTTCCCGCCTCCGCGCCTTTAACGCCCTGATCGGCGAAAGCGGCCAGAACAGCCACACCCTCCTCAACGTCCTTTCCCAAGATTCGTAACGCCGCCCCCGCCCGGTTAGTGAGCGCCTCGGAGAATTGTTGTACGGTAGCGTTCGCGAGCGTATTTGCTTTAACGAGTACGTCGCTCACCCGGCTCATGTTCGCCATGTTCTGCGCGGTATCATCGACAGATAGACCGAGCGCCGATTGCGCGTCGGTCAAAAGATCCGTTGCGAGAGCCAGGTCAAACATACCTGCTTGCGCGAATGCCGCCACTCGAGGCAGGGCCTCCATAGATTCGGCAGCGTTCAGGCCCGCGGACGCCAGGAAAAAATACGCCTCGCCTGCCTGCTTTGCCGAGAACGTCGATGTCTTGGCTATGTCCCGCGCGACCGTTTCCATCTGGTCGCGCATATCGTCGGACACGTCCCCCATGATAGCAAGACTCTTTGTCATCGCCGACTCAAAACTCGCCCCAAAAGCGGTAACGGCACCTCCCGCGATTGCGAGAGGTGTCGTTATGCTACGAGTGAGACTTCGCCCAGTGCGCTCGGCGCGGCGCTGTAACTTGTCAAGACCGCGGGTTAGCTTACGGGCTTCGCGGTCCATTTTCGAAAGACGTTTATTTACGTTGTCGATCCCCTCGATAGCGACTCGACCGACTAAGGAAAATATCTCAACCATTCGTTATCGGCTTTCTCTGATCAAGTTTTTTGATCTTCTTTGCGAGCGATAAAGCCCGCTTCACCTCTTCGGCTTTTTCCTCGGCCGAGAGCTTCGGGAGCTTATCCCCGAGCCCTATATCTCCGAGGTAATGCCGCCATGACTTTTTCCCTCCTGCCCCTGACAAATAAACGGCGAACGCCGCCTCGCGCATACCGCGCCGAACCTGTTCCGCTTTCTCTTCGTCTATCCTGCCCGCGTAAAAAAGTACCTCGTCATAATCAAGTTTATCAAATTCCGCTTCCGTCAACCGGAGATAGAACCGGACGCCGCTCTCGCGCTCTGCAACCGCGCACTTAGTTTGCTTATCTCGCTGCGCAAACGCGAGAGCCGAGAAAAAAAAGCACGCATTTCCTCGGACCCGAGGAGCTGCTCCGCAATGACAAGATCGGTATCAAAAGGCATTTCTTCGTATTCGTCAAGAGTGACACCGATTAAATCGGCAAACCATTCAGTAACGTCCTTTTCTACTACGTCAAGCAGGATATTGAAAACCTCCATACCGATTTTCAATATCTGCGTGCTGTCTTTTTCGCCCTCGGCGCTTGAACCAGAGCCGGTATCTCTTACAAGCTTTGTGAGGTCACCGGCTCCGAATTTCTCACTTGCTATCTGGATAAGCCGGGTAAGCGTTTTGCGATCCGACCTTTTTAGCTTGCGTATTCGAATGCTCATGTCTAATCTCTCCCGCGATTAGGTTTTGAAATTACTTCGGCCAGCGAATTTCCCAGGGCTCGGTGTCGAGATCCGACGGATCGTAATGACCGGAGAACTCGATCGAGATAACGCTCTCGTCGTTCTCGTTAAACGCAAATTCGAAATTGCCGTCGGCAATTCCGTTTTTGATCATGCAAACCACAGGAACGGACGCGCCCGAGACGGTAGTCTCTCCTATGATTGCAACATTTGTAACGTAATCGCTCGTTGCAATTGAGAGCCCGCGAGTAATCAGATCATACGTCGTCTGATCCGACGACGAAGACCCGACAAGCGCAAGCGTCAAGAGCGTAGTATCGATCTCAAGCATGTTCGCGGTGATCTTGGGCGTTACGCGAATAATACGACGCGCGCCTTTGACAGGGCCCTTGGCCCCGTCTGCGTTCATATCCCGGATATCCTGCTCGACCATAAACGTGTTACCGCCACGGGTCGCGCCGAGAAGAGCCTCTCCCGCTTCGCCGTAGTTTTTGTACACTGCCCCGCTGTCAATTGCGAGATTCTGATACGTGGTACTGGTGATTCCGTGGTAACGTGCCATAATGTACGCCTCTCCTGAATTATAAAGTTATCGGCGCTTAGGCACCGAGAGAAATTACTGCAATGGTCGCGCCGGTAGCCGAATACGATACGCTGGCGGCGCCGTCCGAATCGTTGAACCTGTTTTGAGCGAACGGCCCGATCATCTCCTCGGAGCCGTCCGGTACCGAGGTTACGTCATCGTGGTCGTACCCCTGGTTACAGTTAACCTGAGAATCGACGGTCACGTCTATGCTTCCGCCCGTGGAATTGCGGACGTAAAGAAACGTCGATCCGTTGTTCACGAAAGTGTCGCCGCCCGCAGCAGTCGCGTCGAAACTCGGTGTAAGGCTCGTTCCCAGGACGATGTTTTGAACAGTAAGAGCAGCCATTAAAAAGCCTCCTATTGTGTAGCCATCCATTTTTTTCTGCCCGCTCGGGCACCAAAAACGGAGGTATATTGAATGTTTCGAGGGTCGTTACTTATTTCCTGCCCGCCCTCGTCGTGATCGACCGGACCGGCACTCTCAAAATTGACTCGTATTGTGTCGTACCTGTCGGTTGACAACCGGGCCTGATCGAGTACAAACTCGACCCGCTCGACAATCTCCCGAGCGGCTGCGCGGCTTGTACTGCGGTCCCATACGTTGATCGTGATCGAAAATGCGTGTACCGCCCGCCCGAGCGTCGTATTCATATCTATATGATAGGTAATATACGGGCGCTCGGCGTCCTCCGGAGCTCCCGAGGAAAATATCGCGGCGGCGCCGTTGTACTCGGCGAGCAGGTCGACGAGATCCGCGTCGGCGGCAAGGGCTGTCTGTATAGCCGACTCGATCATCCGAACCACCTGTCGGAAAGAATCGCCGCCACCGTATCGGCTTCCTCACGGAAGGTGGGAATCCACAAAGGCCGCGGAGCCATCCGTCCCGAATACCTCCCGGCTTTTGTTTCGCGTTCCTGCGTCCCGAACTCGAGCAAGTGCGCGACGGGAGAACGCGAGCCAATAAAACTTTCGTTAGCAAAGTGCGCGACCTTGATCGATCGGTAGAAACGCCCCGAGAGCCGGCCCGGTGGGTTACCGGGAGAAGAAACCCGCTTAGACCGAGCCTTAGCCCGGAGCTTTTTCCGTACATGCAAAGCGGCGCGCCGAACCCTTACGGCTCCCGTGTCCTTTATGTCTTTTTGTACGCTTTGTACTATTGACCGATAGCGAAAAGCCATCTATCGCCGTTCCTTACATGTTACTAGCTTAACGATATTTCTCTCTTGTAAATTCTCTATCGTGAGAATCTCGAAGTATCTCGATCCAAATCGAATCCGGTTTTTTTCGTTAATTGATACGTGGCCTCTGATCCGTAATTGGTGCGTCGCGTCGACATTGACCGACCGGTTCTCGAATTGTTGCGCCGCGCGAATAGGGTTTATACTCGCGCTCACCTTTGTAACGTCCGCCCACACCTCAGAGTAGCCGCCCTCCGTATCTGCCGTCGGCGTCTTGGACTGTATCCACACATAATGCAGCGCGTTACTTGCAAACGTCTTACGTTTCTGTCTTTGCATCAAAGCCATTTCACACGCCCCGAATCAAGCAAACGGTAGAACTGGGGAGGCGCTTCGATCTCCGCTGTCCTGTTTTCGTAGCGATACGCGCAATAAATAAGTATCGCGTCGATTACTCTCGAATTAACGTCGCTCGGCGCGTCACCCTCCCCCGCAACAAACCGAATCTTGACCCCGCTTACCGTGCGGAGAGTCGTTAACGGCCAAGACTGACCGTACTTTAACGCCACCCTTGACGGCTCGGAAGCCGTGTCGACCTGGTATACGTCATCACTCAGAGTATACTCGGTGTCGTCCGTCCCGTAGTATTTGATTGACGAAACGGACGACACCGGTGAACGGGGCAAAACAATTCCGCCGTTAGCCAGAGGGAAACAGTCGAGCGAAAGCTCGAGCGTCTGCTCGATATACGCTCTACCCTGGTACTCTTCGGCCTGCTCACGCGCTGACTTAATCCACATCGTAAGGAGATTATCTTCCTCGTTCGTGTCGACATGGGTATGTGTCTTTACAAACTCTGCGTTCACGGGTTCTGTGGCGGGGGGCGTTATCGTTTGTAACCCGAGGCTCATGCATCGACCTCCGCAAGCCCACCCTTAACGAGCATCTCGGCGACCTGTGGATCGTAGAGACCTGTCTCCGGATTGGGTTTCGCGAATACGCGATATTTCAGCTTCAGCTTCACGCCCGCGGCTTTTGCCGGGGCAAGTCCGCGAACCTGAAAAGGCATCGGCGGCGCTTCAACAGGCGCCTCTTTTTTCTGAGCCGGCGTTGCTTCGGTTACCGGCTCGACCGCAGCGACCTCCTCCGTCTTGACTTCGGAAGCCTGCTCGGTTTTTTCGTGGAGCTCGGGAGCCGACTTTTTAGCGGCCCCCTTACCCTTGCCTGTCTTAGGCTGCGACAACAGTTGCCCCCGACGTGATAGGGACGTAGGAAAGCGTCCAACCAATAGTACCGGTATTGGACGCGGCGCAACTTAGATCAATCGTTCCCGTCTGTACGACGATGGGGGTAGCCTGCCCGGCAACACCACCGGCGGCGGTACCTGCCAGGGCATCGGACAGCGTACCCGTGATAGTGTACAGCGTTCCGGCTTCATCGTTTGCGATGTCCAAAACCGCGCACAAGTCAACCGAGGTACCGGTTGTAGGGTTACCAACCAGTTTCGTATTGTTGGCCTGGTTCTGGATGATTGTCCCCACCTTACCGATAATCGACGTTACAAGCACGATCCCGCCGGAAATCGTAAAGATCGCCGAGGCGGTGGTCTGTGGCAGGGCCGCGGCCGCCCTGGTTACGCGGGTTCCGAGCACCGAACGGTGTATCGCGAGCCCTTCGTTATATACGCTCATGTTTTTTTCTCCTCTCGTTAAACGGCCCCCGAAGGGGCCGGGTCAGTTGGTACGGTTACGCGATAACCGTATTCGAGATTTCCTTCTCGTACTTCGCCGTATCGAGTATAGCGAGGACCGCGCCCACTACCGGGCTGTTGGTGTCCTCGACCATCTTCAGGCGGATATTTTTGTACCCGCTCGAAGCGAGATCCTCGGCGTTGGCGTACACCAAAACGATACGACTCGAACCGGCGGTCGTCGTGAAACCGGAGGTTGTCGCGTTGGTCAATGCGCCGTGGGTGTCCCCGGACGTGATTTCCTGATACCGGAAAGTGATCGCCGAAGTATTAGTCGGCGTGAAATCGTCGCAAGCCTCGACGGTCACAACCGAAGTACCGGTTGCGCCCACACCGGCGTAAATCACGAAAAGGATTTCCTTGCTTTCAGCCATCGAATACACATCGCTGTACTTTGTACCGGCGAATGCATCCGCGACCGGGTCGATTCCCTTCGCGAAATGGAGCATGCCCTGTTTCAGAAGCGAGCTCATATTTATTCTCCTTTACTGGCCAGGAATAATCCTCCCTGGCCGGTTAGCGTTTACTTGTTTCCGTTACGCGCGGGCCGCCAATGTGACCCAGGGCGAAAGGGTGTTCGATCCGTTGGCCGGTGTGAGAGCTTTATCCCACAAAGGCATTCCGTTGACACGATACACGAACCGGAATGTCATTTCGTTGTACAAGAAGCGGACATGCATTGACTGAGCGGTATTGATGCCACCCTTGTCAACAAGCAGATACTCGGACATATCAGCGAGGATAATATCGCCATTATCCCCGACCGTCTTACACTGCTCGATGGGCACGACCGGCCGGCCGTACAGCGTCGCGAACGGAGACTCCGCAAGGCCGCCCGCCGGCATGTAGACAGGGACACCGCCAGTTCCGACCACCTGCGCCATTGTGTGGAGCTCGGTTTCGCAGTCCTGATTGATAAACCAGACCGCGTTAGCGCGAGACTTCGCCCACATACGCGCCCACATCTTAACGATGTTTTCGTAGACGATAGTGTCGGCAGCCTGGCCGCTTTCCTTCGCCACGGAAACAGGGGCGGAGCTGTTGAGCAGGCCGAGAGGCATCCCGGCACCCGTACCGGTAATGATTTTGTCGTCGAGCTCGTACGCGAGCTCCTCGCCCACTGTGGCGTTAACGAAGGCCTCGAGCGCGACAGCGTCATCGAGAAGCTCGTCGGTCATATACACAAGGGCGGTAAGCTTCTCGAGATCGAGAGACTGCCGTTTAAGCTTAGGCTGCGAGGCCGTCATCGAAGCAGCTTCGGCAGTCCAATAAGCCCGAACACCGCCCGAGCGGCTCCCGGCCGCACGACTCGTTTCGTCAATGCTGTTGAACTTGATCCCGCCACCGGAAACCGGAATACGACGGCATCGGCCCGCGACGAGCGCGGTATCGTAGGTACGGCGCATTACTCCGCCGAGCATGTCGTTCTCGACCATAAACCCGCCGTCCGGGCCGATCGCTTCTGCCATGCCTGACGCCGCGGCGCGCTCATTGTAAGAGCGGAGCCGAGGGTCGTAGGTGTTACCAGGGACGCTGGACGTAGCGACCGAGCGAAGGAACTCTCCGAAACTTTGGAAAGGGCGATCCTCGCTACGGTCATGTCCGCCCCTCACGCCCGAACGCTCGCCGGGCCCTTCGTCGCCGGCTGTCCGGCGGTCCAGTTCGTCGAGCTCCTCGTGACGCCTGATATCGTCGGCCAGTTTATCGGCCTCCGTTTTCTTAGCGTCGTAGCTTGCCCGCTCCTCGTCGGTGAATGTTTTGTCGTCGCGGCTATCGACCGCGTCGAGAAGCGCCCGGAGCTCCGCTTTAAGAGCTTCGAGCTTCTGTCTCATTTCGCGCAGAGTCATTTTCGACCCTCCTCGTTAGATGTTAAAAGACCTGGCCTCTATCCGATCAAGTCGACCCGACACCGCGCCAAGTTTATTTCTTTCTCCCGTTCTGCTATCTGCTCGACGCGCTCCGACTCTTTGTCGGCGTCGCGACGCTCCCTTACCTCTCTGCAAAGATCCTCGGCGCTCCGGAGATTCGCGCTTGTCGCGATATACGCCGGATTAGTGACAGGCCCGAGCTCGAGCAGCTCCGCCTTTCTCACCACGCGATGCATGTTACCGTCAGCGTCGTAGGACCATTCGTCGCCGTCTACCGGGACCCGAAACGCGAAACTCGACCCGCGCACGTTACCCCGCCGGAGGTTTTCCGCCAGGTCCGACCCGTAGCTTGTCGGGGGGATAGGCGAGCGATAATATAGCCCATTCTCCCGGTCCGAGAGTTCAAGCCGCGGGCGGCTCCTGGTAGTGCTGAGTACCGCGCTCGGATCGTGGTTGAAAAACGATTTTATTTCGCTATCCGACCCGAGCGTATCGTCGAAAGCGTCCCGCTCGATCCTCTCGAAAAAACCCGGGAATATCTCGACCTCGCGGTCGTAAATTACCCCGAGGCCCTCGGCGACCGGATCGTCGCCCTCTTCTACAGCCTCACGGATCTCGACGCCGTCGGTAAGGACGAAACGGATATCGCAATCGGTTTTTTTAGGTTTCGGCATCGCCGCCCTCCTCGTTATCTCCTGGTTCGTTTTCGCCTGCACTCCCGGCGTCCTGCATGTTAAGCGGCACAAGATAGATATCTCCCTCCTCACCGGGAAGCGGGTTCATATCCTCGAGCCTGCGTATGTCGTTGGCGCTCAGCCATCCGCCGGCGCGGCCCTTTTGATAAGCGTCGTAGCGCTCGCGAATATTCCCGCGGAGAAGCCCCTCGACAATAAATTTCGCGAAATACTGATTATCGATAATCAACCGGCGCTGTAACTCCTGCTCCCATTGCACAAGATACGGCCGGAGCGTATACGACACGAAAGCCCTGTTAAGCTCCTCGAGGCCGCGGCCCCATGTAGTAGCTTTCTCATGACTGTTGAGAAGATGAAGCGGGACGTTATATATACGCGATATTTCGCTTATATCAAATTGTCGAGTACCGAGATACTGCGCGTCCTCCGGAGGGAGGGAAATTCGCTCTATTTTCTGGCCCTCCTCGATCACCATCGCCCGGTGAGCGTTCACGAGCCCGGCATAGTTTTTCCTGAGATCGTCCTTGAGGCTCTCCCGGGTTTTGTCCCCGAGGCGGCCTGTCATTATCGCTATGCTCGGATTTACACCCTGGCCGAATGTACGGGCGCCGAATTGATTTACGGCGACAGCCGCCCCTAGAGTATCGCGGTGCGTCCGGATAGGACTCTCCCATCGATCACGACGTGTCGAGAGCGCCGGGAAAACGAGTACCTCGCTGTCAAGCAATACGCGTTTAGAACCGTCTTTGAGTCTCTGTTGATACGCAAGGCGACCGGACGCCGACCGTACCGGCACGACTTCCCAGGGCGCGAGCGGCCACAAGGCGACCGGGTTTCCGAGTCTATCAGTTTCGATCTCCGAGATACCGGCGCCCCATAAATTCTGGTGGGCCGACATAAGCGCCCGCCATTCGAAGCTACTTTGCTCCGGGTTAGGCTCGAGATACAAGAGACGATAAAGCGGGTGCTCGAGCGCGCGCTCTTTCGCCTCGTCGGGAAGCTGCCGAAAAAGAACAAGCGGCAGGCTCGCAATATTCCAAGCTATGATTTTGACACATGCGTATACGGTCGTGATCGCCTTGGCGTTCTCCGGAGTTATACTGACCCCGGCCGGAGTCGCGGCGTCACAATCGAGATCCTCGCCACGAAGGAAAGCCGCGGCGGCATGCTGAATAGTCGCCTGTAGGTTCGAACAGTCGCCACGGGCTTCGAAGTCGAACCAGTCAAGCAGTCCCATTAGTCGACCGCCTTGTCATGGGTTGTACGTTCGGGAGCGCCGGCGAGTATCAAAAATGCCCCGGCGACTACATAGGCGGCCGGGGCATAAATGAGGGCGGCACCGTATGTCACAAGCGACGCTCCGGAAATTATCAATATTGCGTGTGTTATCGCCTTGACCATTTGGGCGGCTCCTTGTATTAATAATAACAATGGCCGAGGAACTTGTCAAGCCCTAAATCGCTGTCTCTAACTGGCTTAGGCGTTTGCTCTAAACCAGTTAGACAAAAAATATCTTAGTGGAATTACTCGCGCCGACCTGCATTGCGCGGGTATGTGCGTTCATAGTCGCCGCGACCGGGTCTATTCTTTGGCGGGATTTCTTTTTGCTGATCAAAATATTATCGTTACGGTCTACGCTGTCGGCGATCGCGTTACTCATTGCCCAATTATAAAGAGGGTTTCCCTCGTGTACGACGCGTCCCTCATAAACCATCTCCCTGAAATTTTTTGTAGGCTCGGATAGAGTTTTGATACCCTGGACAATGTCCACTGTCGACCGCCCCTCGTCCAGCAGGTCGGCGGATATCTGAGTCGCGCCCCACGGGTCGAAACAGAACTCCTCGATATACGCTCCGAGCTCCTTTTCCCATCGGAGCGCGTAGTCCTTTACGAAACGATAATCGACGGCCTCCCCCCGCGTAACAATCAGCCATCCCTCGTCGGCCCATAGATCATAGGGAACGCGGTCGGTTTTCATGCGCTCAGCGAGTCGCGCCTCCGGCATGAACGACCGGCACAGAACAATATAACGCTCGTCAATCGGAAACTCGAATACGAGGGAAGTCATGTCGATTTTTGCCGAAAGGTCAAACCCCGCATAACACGAAACGCCTTTTAAATCGGGTATCTCACTTTTGCAGGCGTTCCACTTCGCCATGTTCATGTACCCAGCGTCGCGCTGGTTAACCCATACATTCATGTGCTTGGTTAACAGATTGCGCAGTTTCTCGGGGCTGTTGGCGGCTTCCTCGTATTTCTTTTCAAGATACGCCAGTCCTTCCGGGTATGAGCATACAATCGGGTTAGCTTTTTCCCAGGCAGTCCGATCGGAAATATCATCTATCAAGCCGCCGGGCGGTATCGCCTGGCCGTTAATCTCGATCTCCTCGGTCCCGTCGTTTGTATCGAGCTCATTTACCAGTGCAAGGTAGCTATCGATATTTACGTCGACCGACGGGTCGAGGATCTTCGACACAAGATCGTACTCGACGCGGTAACAAGGCACCTCGAGGTCGAAACCTGCCGTCGTAATTATCACGAGTAAAGGCTCGGACCGCGCGCCCTGTCCGGAGTCGAGGATATCGTATATCTCGCTGGTCTCATGCGCGTGGTACTCGTCGATCACTCCGGCCTGGGGATTGAGCCCGTCGCCGGTTTTGCGGTCCTCTTTAGAAAGCGCCCGCATATACGAGCCGCTTTTTTTATGCACTATTCTGCCGTATTTATCGTGCCATTTCCCTTTTAGTAAATCGCAATTTCGAAGTATACCGAGCGCCTCTTCGTATACAATCGCGGCCTGCTCGCGTTTAGTGGCGGCGCAGTAAATCTCCATACATTCGCCGCGGTCACTGAAAGCTATAAGCTCGTAGGTTGACACAAGGGCGAGCCACTGCGATTTAGTATTTTTACGCGCTACTTGCCAGTAACATTTTGTGAATCTCCGGTATCCGGTGTCTTTGTGTACCCATCCGTAGAGCTGCCCGAATAGAAACTCATGTATCGGTGACGGCTCAATCGGTTGACCGGTCAGCACCCCCTTACGATGCTTAAACAACCGGACCCACCGGAAAAATCTTTCGGCCTTCCCTCCGTCGAACACGTAGGGGAAGGCTTCCGTACCGGCGACGAGGCAGTCGCGGAGGAACCGTTCGCACGCTTGCCTATGCTTTCGACAAGCGGGCATCTTGCCGGCGAGAACGGCTTCCGAATACTCGCGGATACGCACAAAGATACTCACAAAGCCCCGAACCCGGCCGACGTCAACGGATCGGTCTCGGGAGCTTTCATCGATTTTTTGGGAATAGTTTTAATTCGGGCAAGAGGATTAAGATATAAACGGTCCTCGAGTCTCGTAAGCTCGGCGCTTTTTCGAGTCACTGCGCCGTCGGCTTTAACGAGATCATCAAGACGGAGCTGGTTATTGAGTTCGTCGCATCTCTCATGGCTGTAAATCATATGCCATTCCGGGGGGATATAGCTCTGCGAGAGTATCTTCCGACGGGAGCGGACCAGGTCGAGATACTCCGACCAGGCAATAGCGTAACGCGCCAGAATCTCGATATCCGCCTCGGTCGCGAACGTGTAGCCGGAATCGACGTACAATTTCGCCTTGCGCCGGAATAGATCGAGCGCCTCGGCATTTTGCCGAACGGATTCCGGCACCGGGAACCGAACGGCACCGAGATCGACCTCGCCCGGGACGTCAATTTCAACAAGGAGAAAACCGAGATTGACGCCACGAGCCGCAAAACCGCGCGCCTGGGCTACACCGCCACCGCCGACGGGCTCAAGGCCTGGTCTGCCGAGTTCGAGACGCTGATCCCGTCCGAAGACGAGGACGCCAACGCCGCATTCGACGAGCTGTCCGACGCCTTCGAGAACAACACGACGGTGGAAATCCTGCGCGTCCGCGGCGGCTCCATCGCCACCGACGGCTGCTACGCCGAAAAGGTCACCTGCGGCGTGTTCGGCGGGTCCGAGGGCGAGCCGCTCAACGACATGGCAACATTGAGCTACACCCTCAAGAGCGGGGCCACCGCGCCAAGCATCGGCACCGTCAGCGGCAGCGCCTTCGTCGCCGGGTCTTGAGCCTGACAACCACCGGCGTCCCGCTCCCGGTCCTCCCGTGCCGGGACGGGGCGCCGCCTTTACGGGAGATCCCATGGACGATCTAAACACCGTATTCACCGATCAACGCGGGCGGGCGCGCGACGTGCGCATTTCCGTCGCCATCGCCCACGACTTCTGCCGCGAACACCGGGCCAAGCTCGAGCATTTCGTGCCGTGCCTGCTCGATTCGGCGCAACTGTTGGACCTGGCCTACGC